AACTTGAACCCAGCACAGATAGTTTTGATGCCTACCAATACCACAACAGCCAGTGCTTTTGGTCAAGCACCAGGTGCAGGCGACTGGCAGTTTCCTATGTTGCTCACAGAATTAAGTGATCCCAACAACCTGTTTTCACAAGATGCCAGTGGTGTTTGCACATTTGCAAGTGGCACCTATGTGATAGTGTGGCCCCCATTTGAATATAATAGAAGGTTAAGTTACATATTTCCAGTTGATGGCAGCAACAATCTTGTAAGCACTGTTAACAGCATTGGCACAGATATAGCAAGCGATGGTTATGTGTTATTAACTCCATCACCAAACACATCAGGGCAGGTAAGTGTATTTGATGAAAGCGATGAAATGCGCTTTAACACAACCAGTTATACCAAATGGATGTGGACTTATCAAAGTGGTGGTCAAAACACACCACCACAGTCAACTGCAATGATGCGTGGACAGCCCATTGTGTTTTACAAGGTAGCATAAACTTTCAGTCCGCACACACAGCCCGGACTATAAACTGGCAGTGTTCGATATAGCTATTTTAGAGGAGAAAACAAAATGGCCGCAGCAAGCGATTATCTAGAAGACAAAGTATTAGACCATGTATTAGACGTGGCAGCATATCCACAACCAACTGCACTGTATGTGGGTTTGTTCACAGCCGACACAGGCTTGGAATCAAACTCGCCAACAGCTGAAGTAACTGGCAACGGTTATGCCAGAACAGTGGTGACATTTGGAGCAGCATCAAGTGGTTCAAGCACCAACAATGCCAACGTAACATTCCCAACTGCTTCAGGTGGTAACTGGGGAACCATTACCTATGCAGCAGTTATGGATGCTGCAAGTGGTGGCAATGTGCTGTTTTATGGCGCACTCAGTGTAGCAAAAACAGTCACTGATGGAGATACCTTCCAAATCTCGACTGGTCAGCTAACTATCACAATGGCATAACCTGTTATGGCAGTGATTGAAGCCTGGATTGGCAATTATGTAACACAAGATTATGTTCAAGCACAAGATGATTATGTTCTTGGACCAATAACTGCACGAGCCGCTATGGCTGTTGCAGGCGAAATTGTCACTTATGTAAATGCCACTGTGGGAATGTATTCAGCATTCAGCATGGACGGGGTCGTCGGTGTTGTTGAGCAGCATGCAAGTGCATCCTGGCAAACTGAGTTTTCAATCACTGTCAGCAGTGGAATAACACTAGAGGCTGCTGGCACCTTTGCCAGCAGTTTCAATCAAACTACCACAGCCGATGTCAGCATATTTGCTGCTATCACTGTGAATGTAGCCACAGCCGTGGCATTGAATGCACAAAATCTTATTGCCGCAATCATCAGTATAGATGATGTGTTTCTCATGCAAATTCACGCAAGAGCTACACTTAGAGGCGATATCGACATGGATAGTGATACCAGTATCACTATTGCAGCAAGCATACTGCACAGCACAGCCACAGTTGACATATCAGTTGCATTCACTACCACAATAGTCCCAGACTTGTTTGTGGGTGGAACTGCAACATTCTCCTCTCAGTTCACACAAACCCTATCAAGTTCAGTTGCCGTCGACGCAGCAGCCACTATGCCAGTGATCTGTTCCATGGTCACAGACGCAGTGGTCTATCTGTTTATTGAAGGCAGTGCCACAATGGTCAGCAGTTTCAGTCAGAACACTGTTGGTGCAAATTTTATTACACTGGCTGGCGAATATGCCGATTACACTTGGGACAGTGTGGTTACTTGGGATACATGGCCTTACGAAATCTGGGGGCCAGTTGGCAGTTTGTGGATGCCAACACAAATCACATTCACAGGCACACCAAGGCTGATACTCACAGGAAGAGTTATCAGCAACAACAGCTTCTCAATGACGGTGATACCACTGTTGATACACGGTGGAACAGTGAATGCATTCAGTGAATTCACTATGTCAGCCACAGGCAGCTATCTGTTGCTTGCTGAAATCTCAATGGCAGCAAACACCACCTGTTCAATTACAGGCACAGTGACTCAAAATGCAACAGCCACTTGGAACACAGTGTTTTCGGCAGCAATCACAGGCATCAAGGTGGTGTTTGCCACTGTTGACATGCCAGTTATTACCACAATGGTGGCAACTGCTGACGTAACAATGACACCAAGTGTGGATATGCCTGTGGTGTTCACCATGAGCACAACGGCTACCAAGATACACTTTGGTATAGTCAATTGTGTAAGTGAATTCTCTATGATAACCAATGCGGCAGTTGCTGTTGACAGTGGCGCAGTTGCTATCACAAGCAACTTTGATATGCAAACTGTTGCAGGCATAGTGTTTGACATCTCTGTAAACATTGTAAGTGAATTCACAACCACAGTGAATGCTCAAGTGTTAACTGGTGTTGTGGTGTTTATGGATGCAGAATTCTTCCAGACCACTATAGCAGAGATAGATATACAAGCCAGTGGCACTTGGACTGCATTCTTTATTCAAGTCACAATCGGTAAAGAACTACAGCCTACAGCATACAGAACAGTTGATGTCAATAGCGAAACTCGAATCGCCGTGATTTATCAAGAAAACAGACAACTGCAAATCAGCAGTGAAACTAGAACGTTGTTCTTGCCAACATATAATGCAAGTATAAGGAGAGTCGCATGACAACAACACTATCAGGCTTCCGCACAGACAGAATTGGAAGTTATATTGACAAAGACCCAGAGAGTTATCTAGACTACAGCATGGACTGGAGTGACTGGATGGAAACTGGTGATGCCATTGGTTCCAGCGTGTGGGATATACAAACACTGACACCTGATCTGTCGCCATTGACCACAGATGCCAACACGTTTAACCCAGCAACCAGTTTGGCTACAATTTGGATTAGAGGTGGATCAGTTAGCAAAAACTACACTGTTACCAACACCATTACCACAACCAATGGTTTGGTTGCTGCAAGATATTTTAGAATCTTTGTTCAAGACAGAAGTGCATAATGAGTGATAACGTCCGGATAACAGCTCGTCGTGCACCAAAAACTGCCATCATGGAAGTGGAAGGCAGAGTAGTGGGCAGAGACAAAAAGATAATTGATCCAAATCAGGTCAAAATATACGCCAGTTTGGGTTGCAAGGATTCAGAAATCTGTGATTTGCTGGGTTTAGACAGCAATACACTGCGTTACAATTTCAAACAGGAATTGTTGGCAGGCAAAGCTGAAATGTGCATGAGTCTTAGACGCAAACAGTTTGAAGTTGCTATGAGTGGCAACGCTGTCATGCTGATTTGGCTGGGGAAAAATTGCCTTGGACAGTCAGATCAAGGCACATTGAGCAGTGACAATGCTCCACTGCCCTGGACTGACACAGATTTAACTGAACCAACCATAGAGGAATAAGCAGATTGGCACTAAGTGAACCACAAAAATTGATTGCACAAAATCCAGCAAGATTTCGCTGTGTGGTGGCAGGCAGACGTGGCGGAAAAACCTTTCTTGCTATACGTGAAATGTGCAAGTGGGCCAGCAAACCCAATCAAAAGGTATGGTATGTGGCACCAAGCTATCGACAAGCCAAACAAACAGTTTGGAAACAGTTGAAAAACAGATTGTATGATTTGCGTTGGATTCGCAAAACCAATGAAAGTGATTTAACAATTGAATTGGTCAACGGAAGCAGTATCAGTCTAAGAGGATCTGACAATGAAAACAGCTTGCGTGGTGTTGGATTGAATGGTGTTGTATTAGACGAGTTTGCCTATATTGACGAAAGTGCCTGGACTGAAGTTATAAGGCCAACACTTTCAGACACTGGTGGACCAGCACTGTTTATAACCACACCAGCCGGCAAGAACTGGACATATGATCTATATCAAAAAGGGCAAGACCCCAATGAAACAGATTGGTGGAGTTATACCTATACCAGTTTGCAAGGTGGGCGTATCCCACCAGAAGAAATTGCAGCAGCAAAAAATGATCTTGATGAAAGAACATTTAGACAAGAGTATGAAGCTAGTTTCGAAAATTATTCAGGATTGATATATTTTGCATTCAATGCAGAGCAGAATATCCAACCATACACAGACCCACCAAGTCCAAGTTTGCTGGTTGGTTGTGATTTTAATAGAAATCCAATATCAGCAGTTGTGGCTGTTCAGACTGCTCAAGGATTGCATGTGATTGACGAAATAGTGATATATGGTTCAAACACAGATGAACTGGTTCAAGAGTTGCACAGTCGTTATCCAAACAGCAGAATGACTGCTTATCCAGACCCAGCAGGTGTCGCGTTAAAAACTTCAGCGGGTGGACGCAGTGACATTACCATATTGGAAAATGCAGGAATACGCTGTGTGTATCCAAGACGCCATATGCCAGTCAAAGACAGAATTAACAGTGTCAACAGTGCATTGTGTAGCAGTTCCAACACTGTGCGTTTGCGTATATCACCAAACTGCAAAAAAACCATTGAATGTTTAACCAAGCAAACATACAAACCCGGAACACAAGTGCCCGATAAGGATTCGGGTTTTGACCACCAAAATGACGCATTAGGATATTGTGTTAGCAGCATCTATCCTATCAAGCCTCTAAGAGGCCCAACTGAACCTTTGGGTCGATGGACTATGTAAGTCAGTTAAATACTAGCAAGGAACCGAGCAAATGATTAACACAGTTGAAGAACTTCAACAGAATACAAGTGAATATGACCAAATGATAGCTGAGTGGCGCTTTCTTTACCACAGCTACATGGGTGGACCAATCTATACAGGTCAAGGGTATCTTACAAGATATTTGTTTGAAAGCGATGAAGAATATGCTCGTCGCATTGAAAACACTCCATATGACAATCAGTGCAAAAGCATTGTGCATCTTTACAACAGTTTTATATTTGCAAACCCACCTGGTCGCGAACTTGGTGATTGGAGTGACAATCCGGTATTTCAAGAATTTCTTGAAGATGCAGATCTAGAAGGCAGAAGTCTCGATCAGTTTATGCGTCAGGTTGATATTACCAGCAGTATATTTGGACATGCATGGGTTATCATGGACAAAAGCAATCAAGATGCTGACACTGAAGCTGAACAGATCGAATTGGGCATACGTCCATATCTAAGCCTGTATTCACCAATCAATGTTGTGGCTTGGGATTTTGCTCGTCAAGCCAACGGCAGCAACCAATTGGTGTATTTGAAAGTGATCGAAAGTGTCAATCAAGGCGAAACTGTTTACAGAGAATTCACACCAGAGGTGATCACAGTTTACAGTTACAGAGAAGGTTCAGATCGATTCACAGTTGAATCCACTACAGTCAATGAACTTGGTCGCATTCCAGCAGTGATTTGCTACAGTTCAAGAACTGGTGTAAATGGCGTGGGACTCAGTGAAATCACTGACATCAGCAGAATCAACAGAACCATCTATGATCTTACCAGTGAGCAGATTGCAATTATTCAATTGGCCAATCATCCCAGTTTGGTAAAAACTGCTGGCACACAGGCTGGTGCGGGTCCAGGAGCCATCATACAAATCGAAGACACAATGGATCCAGGACTGAAGCCGTTTCTGTTGCAGCCTACCAGTGCCAGTCTTGATGGTGTGCGTGGTTCAATCAAAGACATGATTGACAACATCAACAGAATGGCAGCAGTGGGCAGTGTTAGAGCCACCGAAGCCAAGACCATGAGTGGCGTGGCTCTTGAAGTAGAGAACAGAGTTTTGAATGCCAAGCTCAGCGAAAAAGCAGACAACTTGGAATTGTGTGAAGAACAGTTAATGGAACTGTGGGCAGATTGGCAAGACACAGAATGGTCAGGTGTTATCACT